TACTCATCTTCATATAGGCCGCAAAATCATAAATGATTTCCTCTAGACTTTCTTCATTCTCAGAGGAACTAATATATTTATTATACAGTTTGGTAATTTGACCAGAGGTTTTCTTAATATACGAAAGTGGTGGTTTTTTATTTTGTTTTGTATAAATCGTCGTAATATCAAAATTGGTTTTCTCTTCGTTATTGCTCGTATCACAAAACGCATCTTCAATAATTTCTTGAATATGTTTTTCATCATTTTTAAACATGAGTAGAATATCCTTGGTAAGGATATCATAGGTTTCCTTCCGATTATATAATTCAAATAGTTTTCCTGAGGCAATTTTGATTTTAATTTTCGAGGGTTTCGTCTTATTTTTCGAGTAAATTTTACTAATTAATCGATCTCGATCCTCGATGGTCTCTGAAAAGGATTCTGCAATATAGTCTCGAATCTGTGTTTGAATCTCTTTCTTGTTTTTACCGATATTATATAGAATCTCTCGACACAATTTCGTGTAAGATTTTTTAGGAAGTGGAAAGTCTCCATGACTACTATCGCATTCGATATCAAAGGAGGCAATCTTAAACGGGGCAAAGGTCGATTTCTCAATTGGTTCGATATGTTTCCAATGAAGGTTATATTCATATTTCGTATTATATTTTCTTTTCCCAAAGGATTTTTTAATATCCGTCTGTTTAAATGTGATCCATGTTGCTGGTTTAATATTTTTAAAATGAATAAAACGAAGGAGTGGGGGGATATTCGTTTCATACAATTTATAGATTTTTTTCGGAAACCCAGGCACTCTCAATTCCTTTTCAAGCATTTTAGAACAGCAGGTGAAACATTTTAGACTCTTGAATAGAATTCGAATAAAGGGAAATTCTTTACCATTATCAAATCCATAGAAATGTTTCCTTTTAACAATATCATAATTCTCATCAATATCATTTTTACACCAAAATGGAAGTTTATTTTTGATCGTTTGCACAAACAAATCCAGTTTTTGTCGAGAAATATGGGTATCTAGACCTATATAAAAATGTGGTGGGAAATCGAGTATATTAATCGCAACAGAGTCACCGACTTCATTGACTCCAAAGCCTTGAATAATAAATTTAGAACCTTTTAGTTTCTGTTTCGTTTCTCCATTATGTGTGTAGTCAGTAAACTCTGATTGATCATAGAATTTCCAATCCAACATCTGGAGTTCGATATTCTCTTCGGTCATGGTCATCTTGATTTGTGTTAATTATAAATAGTACAAGTAAAAACTTCAAATTTTTTTTTAATTAAATTATAATACTACTATATATATATAATGCAAGATTTTGTCTCTTTTTTCCTATTGCTTATAGTTATAACTGTCTTTTACGTCCATCTGGAAAATAAATCCTTAGACGTTGTCTATGTAAATGTTAACGGTAGAAATTTTCTCGTTAGAAATTTACCAGATAAAGATGCAGCAGCACAATTAATGGACACCATCAATACGCATTTTAAAAACCTTATCGAAATTTGTGATTCCAACTCTAAAACCGACTCAGGTTATACAGAAAAAATTAAGAGAGATATTAAACGTCTTCATAGTAACTATAATGAAAATAATATTTCTGAAAGTAGTCCTGGTAATAAACACACCTCTTATTCGATTAACAAAGGAGAAAAAATCGTCTTTTGCCTCAGATCCAAAGATGGCTTAAATACCTTAGTTGATGTTAATACGATTTTATTCGTAGGTATTCATGAACTCGGTCATCTAATGACGGAATCGATTGGACACAATAAAGAATTCTGGGATAATATGACGTTCCTATTAGAAGTCGCTATTGAAAATAAAATTTATAAGAAACAGAATTTTAGTTCATCTCCTGTTGAATATTGTGGGACGATGATTACAGACACTCCACTTCGCTAATTAGAAATAATTATTGATTAGTGCAAAGAATGAGAGGACTAAATCTCCGACTAATAATTCTATATAATAGTGGTTATTCGTTAGAAATAATAAGACACATGTTAGATAGATGAAACTATGTATAAGTCTTAAACTATTCCACCAGACTTTACCTCCAAAAAATCCATATGGGTTCTTCGATACCAAAAAGGTTTTTAAGAATGAGAGACCGATTATAAAATAAAATAACATAACGAGAGGTGCGAATTGTGGTCTTTTTTTTAGAACTAGAATGGGAATACTTCGTGAAAACAGACATACAAACAAAAACAGAAAGATTCGTGAATTTTTCTCTGATAATTTAAACATTTAATTATAATATTATAATAAATTTATTCTATTTATTAATTGATTCTAATAGAATGTATTAATTTATTCGAAATATTTTATATTTTTTTTTTAATATGTTAATATATTAGATATGGTAGATAGAAATAAAATATTTACAGTTGAAAATACTATTAATAATAAAAAATATATTTTTATTGGTGGCTTTTCTGAAATAGATCTCATCGTTAATAACTTTAATAATAATGGTCTCTCAGAACTGAGTAATAGTGAAAAAACCGTACTCGAGAAGTATATTAACATTAAAAAGATTACAAAGACGACTGTTCTGGTCAAAGCCCTCCTCAATTTAAATGATACGATTGATCGTATTAAGAAAAAGATCTTAATTTATTGTGATGGGACTCTACCCAAACATCAACACTTATGGATCAAGCGTAAAAATCTTACTGACTATGAAAAAATGATTTTTAAAAAGCAAAGTAATCTGACGACCTTATGTAAGAATAAAACGGTCGATTGTAAAGAAACAATTCAGAGTTATAATGACATTTTAGGTCTTGAATATAGTCTAGACAAAACGAAACAGATTATACAATGTGACCTCTCGGATCCCCTTGAGATTGAAGATTCACTCTATACATTTACAGACAAAACACACTTTTTACTACAACATTATAATACCATTTCCACAAATACAATCTACTTGACCGATTTTAATGACTTACTTCAGGCAGGTGTTGAGAATATGGACTATATCGAACCAATGTATTTCCCATTTATCAAAAAAGACCCAACAACGTCCGAAAATTATACAAGAATAATTAAAGACTTGGTCAAACAGGAGAACAAAATGCTGGAGGTCGAACCAATAAAAGAAAATAATGAGATCCTATATTCGAATATAGTCTTTACTGGAAAGCAGGAAAATATTGATGTGTATAAATTATTTCATGAGATCGTTCTAGATGAAGAGGTCAGTTTCTGTAAATATAAATCCAAAACCAAAACAGAATTATATAAACTTTATAAAGGAGAAAATAATCCCCAAATTATTACTGAGGATTTTAGAAATCCCGATAAATACATCGTAGAATTTAAAGATGATTTATATAGTTATCCAATTGAAAGGAATCACTTAATTGAATGGACACAAACCATCCTTTCCAAAACAGAAATGGTACAGAAGGGCTTAGAAATAGAACCGACGAACAATGAATACTTACTTCTAAAACTAAAATTCCAGAAAAACTATTTGGATTTACAGATTTTTAAAGATAAAATAACGATTCGGTATTTGAAGAAAGAACTACTCGGTAAAGATAATGTGTCGAAAGAACTGTCTTATAAACAAATTATAAAATTACTCAAGTTTTCGAATGACAAAATTGCAACATTCGTTCCACATATTACTTTAACACTTGATGACCTAGTAACAGCAGATTTCCAAGAAAATATTCGCGAAAAGAAACTCTCTTACTTAAAACTGAATTCGAATATCTCGAAATATCCCAACTTTGTCTATAAATATGTACCAGATGCCCAAGAAAACAATTTTGTTTATATAAATTATAAAAGAGTGGATACCTTTACTTCCTTCGAAAATATTCGTCGGTATTTTCTAAAAATTAAACAAGATAATAAATTAAGTGTGTCGAATTTTAACAAGACTTGGATCAATGAGACCAATAAACTATTCAATCTTTCTGAACCCGATTCGCTACAGATGTTATCTGTCATTAAAGAAACCTTAGATTCTGAGGAACTTAAAAAAACCCCAATGGATATCGCGGTTAAAATGACCATTGAGTTTGGATATTTTGATGGAACTAAAGATGGAGCGTTCCAGATTAAAGCAGAAAACTGTGGTAGCTTTTTAATCATAAACCAAGTACGTGAATTCATGAATTTCGTGTTTAAAGATTCTATAAAATCTAAAATTGAAACGATTAAAGAAGACAAATTCGTATTTCAAATAAAAGAAAGTAAAATTACCGAAGACGATGAGTTTGATATGGGTGATTTGGTTGATTTAGAGATTGAACGGAGTAATAGCGAGAACCTAGAAAATAATAATAATAATAATAATAATATAATCGCAAACAACGGACCAAACGAATTAGATCAGACCGTGGAGAATGTCGATAATAGTAATACCGATTTTGAACAAGTTCAATTACAAAAGATGACCATCAGTGCTTATATGAGTACACTACGTAAGAGAGATAATAAACTGTATAATTTTGAAAGTAATTTACATGCAAAATACACCAGAGGTTGTGGTGCTGCCGCGATGAGACAACCCATTCTATTAACGAAAAATGAACTGACCAATTTTGAAAAAATTAACCCAGCAGGCTACAAAATATTAAAACAACTCGAATGGGGTTCTTCCGCCGTAAATAAACATTTTGTTATTTGTCCTCGTATTTGGTGTATTCGAGATAAAATCGCACTAACAGATGACCAATTTATACAATATAATAAGACACCAGACTTAAGTGGTAATTACATCGAAGATAAGAACCATCTGGGAGGTCGTTGTCCGTTTTGTCATGGCGAGGTTATCGAAGAAGATGCCGACATTGGTAATAATAATACTGTTATAATTCGTATCGGTGGGGGTAATAAGTATTGGGAAGATATCCCAAAACAAGCAGAGAAAACGAAGGAATGGTTAAAATATTTGGAAGGTACAGAAAAGGAAGGATTTCCTGGATTGTTAAATCCTAAATTACATCCTAAGGGACTATGTATGCCCTGTTGTTTTAAAAAGGATAGTGGCAGAACCTTATCGAAATGTGCAACCACCAATATCGACTATACGACCGATTCTAAACTCGAACCAGAGTCTCTCGTCATTGGAGGGAGTTTCGAAGAAACAATCAAGCTTAAAGATAAACAAGGAAAAACGAATAAAATTATTTTAAAAGAGAATGATACGGTTTTACTGAAACATACTAAAAAAAATATTAAAAATCAAGTCTATATTATTACTAAAGAGGGACCACTCGTCTATGATAAATTAACTAAATTAGAATTATTTCTTAAAAGAGGGTTTGTTATAAAGATAGTGAAAGGGTTACATAAAGGTGTCATTTATAATACGACCTTAAACAAAGAACTCTTTGTTTTTAAAGAAAATGTAGATGAACTAATCATGATGGAAGATAAATATATACGAGCAGAGAAGGAACACGATGCCTTAGGTGAAGGGAAAAATGGTGTACTATTTAAAAGATTAAATAAACTGTTGAATGGAACAGAAACGTTAATCAACGAATCTCGATTAATGGATGGAACGGATCAATTTATACGAGTCGGTGTAAATCAAACCAATTTGAATACTTCTTTCTTATCTGCTATGGCCGCCTTTAAAACCGATATTACATCATCGAATATAACCTATAAACCGAAGAAATCATGGTCTGCGGAAAAACTGATACGAGCAATTATTGAGAATTGTAATCCGATTGAATTTATGGGATTAAATAATGGTGATTTATTAAAGTTATTTTCAGCCGAGGAAACAATCCTAAACATCGAAACGAGTGTCCTTCATAAATGGTGTAAAGCATATCCAGACTTTCTCTCTTTTTTCATTAATCGACCGGAGAAGATCGGAATTAAAGAACAACTCAAAATCGTAGAAAACAAGAACCAGACGAAACAATTGATGAAAATCGTTCATGCATTTGAAAACTTTAAAAAATATTGTGGAGATATGAATATTCCTAAGGACCCGATTATATTCACGGACATTTTATCCCAAAAACAAAAATGGTTTTCGACTGAAGCTGGCTTGAATATTATTATTTTTGAAAAAATTATTAAAGATAAAAGACCTATGCTTTATACTCACTGTCCTATTTATGAAGACACATTTGATGACAGTAATAAAATTTGTCTATTAGTAAAAAATAACCAATCGTACGAACCAATTTTTATTGCTAAAACCATAAAGGGTGTCTATTTACCACAATTTATTGGACCATTTAATCAGACGAGTGTAAATTATACAAATACGAAACTTATTAATGCTGTTAATAGACTCTACTACTTTACTAAAAATAATTGTGATTGGAAATTCGAAGATTCCTTATATAAAACGATTTATGAGAACCTACAAAAACTTAACTATGAAAAGTTGAAGTCTCTACAAACGATTGAAAAGAGTAACACGATTAAATTTTATATAACTGATGAATATTTAAAAGGAATCGGTGTGATGTTAGAAAATGAATTGATTATATTTACGAGACCCTATCGTGTAGAGAAAGAGGCTGTCATTTCGAATCGGAAAATCTCTGAACTACCTTTATTGAGCTATACCAAATTACTCAAACTATTAGGAAAGGACGCCACATCCATAATTCTAAAAGACAACATTATATTTGCAATTGGATTAAAGAATGGT